GTAGAAATAAAAATACATAACTTACCCCTGGTGTTCATTGCTGGTTGCATGACATCATACCACATTTCTTCCTGAATAAACGCAGTCTCATCTAAAATTAGAACAGAATTTGAATTGTCACCACGATGAGCAGTTGGATTTTCACTCGAACCAAATTTAATTTGATTATTATTATAAAAAGTTATAATTAAATCAGTTTTATTTATATTTTTAATAAATTCTGCTCCTTCAACACTAACCATAAAATCCCTAAACACTTTCTTTGCTAATTTGAATGTGGGGGAAATATATAATATATTATTATTATCATAATTTATGCAGATATAACATCCGAGTTGAACAACTGATGTTGTTTTTCCCCAAGACCTGCCCAAATTCAAAACAAAATGTGATTTATTTTTACCCAAAAAATAAGCCTCTTCAAATTTAACCAACATTTCATCAATTATTTTTTTTTGTCCAGCATGTGGTGAAAATCCAATAATTTCTTTTTTATTTTCACCCATCATTATCCTCCTCAAAATCTACATCTTCAACATCAAATTTTATATCACTTGGCTTGTTTGGCGGTGGAGTTAAAGTATTAAATTTGAATTCAAATTTTGTTAATGTTTCTCTTTTTTCTGGTTCTGAAACACCATTCAATTTAATTAATGTTTGCATTAATCTATGAGCTTCAGAATTATTTCCATTTTCGATGGCTGTTTGGAATAGAGACATTAACATTAATTCGTATTTATCTCTGATAAAATCTCGGTCTGCAGCATTCTGATCTTTAATATATCTCATAGCAGAAACATAATAATTTGAAGAAGTGGTTAATTTTAAATCAAATTTCTTTGCAAAAATTTGTAAAATTTCTCTTCTTGATTTTCCTGTCGCAATTAAATCCAATATAAAATCAAACCTGGTTAAATTAAAATCAGTTAAACATAATTCATGTCTCTTTTCTTTCTTTTTTGAGATACCAATTAGTTTACCATTCTCATTATAGTGAGGATTAAAATTTTTAATCTTTTTTCGGACGACCTCTTTGCTTAGTTGGTTTATTTTCCTGGCTTGATTGATTTCCATCGAATTGTTGCTCTCTGTTTGTGCTGTCATTGTTTATAGTTTTTTCAATTATTGGGAAAAATGTAAAATAATTATGAATATTTGAACGGAGTCTTTTTGTGCAAGATGAACAATCACTTTCAGGAACTTTTTCATACCCGAAATTGGCATAAGTTGTTACCACTGTATTGTATAACCGAAAAAATTCCAAAACTCCTCCTCTTTCACCAATTGTTTCGCCACGATCAAGACGATCACAATAGGCTTTTAATTTTTCTCGCATTTGTTCAAATTCATCTTCTGAATAAGTGTCGTATTTTAGTATCATTTTTATTTTGTTTTATTATTTTTTAAATATTATGTTCCAATCATTAATATATTCTATCCGATCATTATCTGAATTGAAATCTGAATTAACTATTTCTCTTCCATCAACCTTTATAATTAATTTATATTTTTCATCAGCATTTATATCCAAAAATTCAGATGTTATATATTCATACTTTGAATTTTTATCTTCTGATAATAATAAAATTTTTGGCTGTCGATATTCAGAGAAAAATTTAACCATACAGAAGTACATAAATGCAATTACAATATTAATCAAATACCAATATATATTATTTTCTGAAAAATAATATAATGTAAAAATCATTAACCAGGTTGCAATACATTTAGTGCAAGACCAAGGTTTATTTTTAAGAAATTTATATTTGTTTCTTAATTTGTTTATAAATGGACTTCTCCATGTAAACCATTCAGCAATATAATAATATAAAATACCGCATAACACCATAATAATAATTAATTTATTCATCTTCGTTTAATTTATTTTTCTTTTGTTTAATATTTTTGTCAATTCTAACTTTTAATAATTTGAACTTAATCATGAAAAATTGATCTTCTGTAAATTTTTCTCCCCTTTGATAAGCAAAAATATCCTCTAATAATTTTTGGTGCCATTCAATTAATTCATAATTCTCTTCGTCAAGCAATTCATTAATAACATCTTCCATGAATTGAATATCTTCTTCAATTGTATATTTATTAAATTCAATTTGAAAACTTGTTCCTTCGCCCATAATTTGTTTGTTTTTTTGTTGTTAATAATAAATATAAATAAATTTTCTAAAAGTTGAATTTTTAAATTATTTTTCTATATTTATTTAAAAATAAACGAAGATGAAAATTAAAAACAAAATTATTTCCTCATTTGTGCTCACACAAGAAGAACTCCAGATGATCCACGATTTCAAAAATCAAACCAATCACTCAATGTCAAAGATTATTGGATGTATAATCAGACACATCACCAAACAACAAATTATTGATTATTTGCAACATGATTTTGATTCCGGAATTAAACCTGAAGTCCAAAAAAATAAAAATAATGATATTCGAAAACCAAAGACTACCTACTTATCTGTTAAGAAAAATAAACACCTTATTATTGGACAATCTGTTAAAAACAAAAAAGGAGATAAAAAATAATAAAGCAATTTGTACAATATTATATTTAGATTCAGATGATGATTTTATCATCAATAAAAATTATATTCTAAAATATATTTATCCCCCAGATATTCAAATTTTTATTTTGAAAGAGGAATTGAAAAAGCAAAGAAAAAGACAATGGAAATTAGATAACCCTGACAAGTGTAATGCATACTATCGCAAATACTATGCAAAAAATAAAGAAAAATTATCTAAACAAATTAATGAGAATAAAAAAAGACGAAGAAAAGAAAATAAAAACAAAAAGAAAAAATGAACAACACACTAAATTATCAAGAAATTATTTCTGAATTAAAATCAATTCAGGAGACAAAAAAAGAATTTATTTATGAAACAAGAAATTATAAAATTAATGAACTTTATAATTATTGTCAGAAATTTAAATATAATATAGATTTAAATTCAGAAACAGATGAATTTATTATAAAAATATTTAAAAATTTTATTTATGGATTTACTTTTGGAGTTGAAAATCCAAAAACAACTCCACAAATAAATAAAATTTATTTATCTGAAGATAAACAAGAATTTACGGTTGAATATTATTATTTAAATCCAAAAAAATAATGGATATTATTATAACACCAAATCTTCTTGATGATTTGAAGAATAAAAAGAAAAAGGTAATAAAAGAATTTTGTAAATATATATTTGGATTTATAATTAGTTTAACTTTTATATTTTTTATCAAAGAAAAACCTATTATTTGTGATATTTTTTTATATATAATTTCTGGTATATATTTAAATAATTGTATATCTATAATTGGGAATAATAAATTATTATTTTCTAAACAGAAAATAAATAAACTAAAACAAATTATTAAATTAATAAAAGAATATAAAATTCAAGTATTTAAAATATTTAACTTAGACAAACATAAAACAGTATTAGTTATGTCAGAAAAATTAAGTTTAGATATTAATCAATTATTAATAGAATTTGATTATGATTATTATGGAAAAAAATATCAGGTAAATGATTGTAATTTTAGTGGAATTAAATATAATTTAAAAGACCCAACTTTAAAAGAATTTTTAATTCATGATTCTATGAATTTTGAAACGTATATTTCTAATATAAATAATTCAAATTATTTAATTACTGATTGTGTTATTTCAAAAATCCCAGTTGATATTGAAAATTTACAAACATTAATTAATGAATTAAAAATTGTTGAAGAATATCAAAATATAAAATAAAAATGAAAAATAAAAATACACACAAAGTAGAAGGATTAAAATTAGTTAAACTTATAGACATGATCGATAAAAAATTAATTATTGAAAATAATGTTGTCACTGGTATTGAACCTATGACATGGGAGGAAATAAAACAAAGAGATGTAATTTCTTCTATAGAAAAAGCAATGAGTCAAATTGATAATTATGATTCTTATAATGGGAATGAAGAACGACATAATCCACACGATGATGTTTGGGATTTATTGCACCAAGCCAAGATACAATTTATAAATAATATTCATGAAAATAAAAAGAACAAAACTTAATTATAAGTTATTAAAAAAAATAAGAGTTAAAATACCTCTGTGAAAATCCACCTACAATCCATTAATTTATTAAAAAAGAACATTAATTTATCTCCAGAAGATGAATATTTTTTAAATAAATTAATTTATAATAAAGATTTTTTTGATATTATAACAAAAAAAATATATCATAAAGAAATATTTTATAATGATATTAATGATAATATTTTATTTGATAAAAATTATGAAATTTTTTATCATTTTTATGAATTTTATAGAGACAAAACCGATAAAAAAATTAAAAAATATTCTTTGAGATTTTATTTTAAACCAAGACTTTTATTGGAGTTTGAACCTTATGATAGATTTGGAGAAGAATTTATATTTGGCACAGAAGATCAAATTATTAATCACAATAGTTTAATATTAAAAATTACTGTTCCTGTAGATTCTGATCCTGATTTTAGTAAGATAGAAAAATACATAAAATTAAATTTTGAAAAATATATTGGAGTTTAACTTAAAAAGACTTTGAAAAATGAATAAAATATTAAAAACAGAATTATATTTCGGTGAAAATTTTAATCTAAAAGATGATGTTAAAGAATTTCTTGATGATTTAATTTATAATAATAAAGATTTTTATGATTTATCTATAAATTTACTTAAAAATCATTGTGTGGATTATAATGTTTATTTTATTCCTTTTTTTAAAGATACAAATTTTGAACTTGTATTTTATACAGCATTTAAACTTGTGGATAATAAATCAATATACGAATATTATGAAGTTAAATTTTTTTGTAAATTCAATCTTCTTCTTGAGTTTGAACCTGATTATCGCTTCGGTGAAAAATATTTATCAAATAATTCTGAATTTGATTTTTTTTATGTTATAAAAATGCCTATAGATTATTTGGTGGAAATAAATTTAAATAAATTTAATTATATTAAAACTGAAAATTTAATTAAACTTTTAAGCATACCACCCCAGGAGTTTAACTTTTAAATTATAACAACATTTATTGGAGTTCTACTTTCTATCCCAGGAGTTTTACAACTATGGAGTTTTACTTTTAGGTACTTGAAAAAATAGAAATTTTTATTTTGAACCGAGATGCAAAAAATTGACAAATAGTCAGTCATACTATCCCCGGTGGTCTATCTAATGTAGAAGTCCAGTTTAAATAAAAATTAACGTAAAACTCCAATGTTAACACATAAAAATAAAGTTCCCAATAATGGAACTTTTGACACAAAAAGAAACTTGTACTATTCTAAGATTATTATAAAGAAAAATTGGATTTTAACAAGGAGTTGTACTTTTCTAAGAAAGTGAGTGTTCTATAATATATATTATGTTCAATAGGATGACAAAACAAAGACAACTTTTTTCTGATCGTATAACAATCAATTTTTATGATTACATTACAGTCAAACTCCATTTGATCTTTACTTAAATTGAAATGGAGTTTTACAACTCAATTCGTTTATGTAGAAGTCCAACTAATCTAAGTTAAACTCCATTCAATAACTTTTTATTCTTAAATTAAATCTTAAACAACAATTAAGTTTCTGGAGTACCCCAAGCAACAACTGTGATGTGGAATAAATTTCAGATAACATTTAAAATTTAAGGTAACCATTGAAGTTTAACGTATAAGCATGGAGTTATACTTTAAAAATCAAATAGCAATTGGAGTTTAACTCTTAATTTTTAGGTTGGTTAGCCAATTTTTAAGTTAAAATGGAGTTTTACCCCTGACTATTGACCTTTTTTTAAAAGAAGGCTCGGTTTTTATTGTAAAACTCCAATGAATGTTTGTAGAACTCCAACACATTTCAGATAATAAGTTAGACTAACCTAACTTTAATTGTTAGATAAGTTAAACTCCAGGTATTGTTAATAAAATTAATAGAAATTACATCTTAAAAAACTAAAGGCACACCAACAACTTATTTTAATGGAAACTTTCGTCCACTTTTAAAGTTTCCATTATATTAATTATCAATAGAATAAACAATAAATAATCACATTGATAATCAAGTATATATAAAATCATTTTATTTTTCACATAATTCAATCTATTTATGTATAATTTAAAATACATAATGGAAATCAAATTAGCAAGGAATTTTAGGATAATAACTGCATACACAGGTTGTGTTGTTTATTCATCAGCGAATACCATTCATACTGTAACCAATTGTAATATCAATTCTAATATTATTTTTTACGATAAAAATATATTATCTGATCGAACAATCAATAAAGATATAAACAAATATAATCTTTGTGTTAATTCTGGAATTCGTGAACGAGGATTTCTTTTACAATATTTTATTACAAATAGAATTAATAATTTTTTTATTTCAGATGAAAAGAAATCCTATGATAACTTCGATGCAGTATATATTTGCCCAATAACAAATAGGATAAAACTTATAGAAGTAAAATTCCGTTCACATAAATACAATGATGATTTCTTATTTGAGGAAAAGTATAAATCCTTATTCAGAATCAAAAATCTAAACAGGAATAAAAATATAGATGTAATATACTTTTGTATCTATCCAGATTATTCTTTTCGCTCTTACAAATTAAATAACTTATGGTTGGAGTTTGATACACCAAAAGAGATCGCTGACCATCCTGGATCAACAAAAAAGAAAATAGTTATTAATTGTGTGCTTGATACCAAATATTCAAAACAGGGAAAGATTATTTTTTTTTAATATTTATTATGAACACAAAAATATTTAGATGCAGAACGAAGAACTGGCTAATGAATTTTTAAAATATATTAATTCAAATTACAAACAACTACTTTCAGGATTTCAGAAATCCTCATTCAAAAAAGAAATTTCAGATGATGTTTTTCACGACTCACTTCTGGCAATATATAATTCAATTCAGAAAAAAGGATTTAGGTTTCAAAATTTAAATCTATCAGGTAAATCATTTGAGAATTTATTATTTGTAAGTTGTTGCAATAATGTTTTATTAAAGAAAAATATAATAAAGAATAGAGGACATAATCTTTCGTTCGATTCAGATGATGTATTTCAAAATCATGTATATTTAAAATCAGAGTTTGAGTATGATTTATTTTCAGAAATTCAAAACGAAAAGAATAAAATAGAAGAAGATGTATTGGTTTCTGAAATAAGAAAATACATTAATAAAACTCATACACAATTAGAAGTAGGAATATTTGAGTTTTACTTTAGATCGGGGTTGAGCATGAAAAAAATTGGGGAGATGACAAATTATTCAACAAGGACAATTTTCTTAAAAATAAATAAAGTAAAAGATTCAGTTATTCAACAATTTGCAAATAATAATTTATCTCATCGTTTAATAATTAAAGAAGAAAAAGAAAAGATTAAATTTAAAAAGATTAAGAAAAGTGATTTAGATAGTTTTTATTTATAAAGTATATTTATTATTATGGAAAAGGAAATTGATTTTTGGAAGAGAGTATTTTTAGATTTAAATAAAAAGTTTTATGATGAAAATAAAAAACTTATAGAAAAAGATACTTCAATTCACCTTAAGCACATTTATGAATTTCATAAAAGAGAATACTCTTATTGTTTTTTACAATCAATGTATGATGTTAATTTCTTGGATGTGGTTGATATATTAATCGAAGAATCAGAGAAGGATGATAATAATTTTGAATTCTGTGCTTTGTTGATGGATTTAAAAAAGTATATCAAGAAAGAATTATAGTTTTGTTTTTAAAAGAATATTAATTTTTTCTTTTATGTAGTTATAGACCTGAATATTTAATAATCCTATTGCATTTAGGTTTTCCACTAAACTTGTGAAAAGTACTGCGCAAAAAAGGGCATACAAGCTACCCGGCAAAAATCCAAATAAAGGAACAAACCTTGCTAAATTAAAAGAAATAAAAAGAAGAAGTGAGTAGGTAAAAGAAATACCTGCCCATCTTGGAAGTCTTTTACTTTCAAAAGTATTTAATTTCCAAGCCTTTATAACACCGGTAATCAAGTCTAAAAATAATAATATCCATAGGAATATTATTTCATTTACATCCTGCCAGAGATGATCTGTAAAAGAAAAAGCACCAAACAAGAAAGAAAATATAGTTAATATTTTATATTTGGTTATAAAAATTGTGCTCAAGAAATCTGCTGTGGAATCAAATCCTAAACAAGTTATAAAGAATATTTTTTTCATTGTGTGTTTATATTTATAAGAGATCGCCTCTTCTATATGCTTTCCCTCCTATATAAACAATATCTCCCTTCCAATTTGAATCAAATTCAATTCCACCGAATAAAGTATTTACATCATTACCTTTATTATCATCATAGTAAATATTCTCTCTCCACAATGGGTATGAAGTATAATTCGCTCTTAAGAATTTTAATGCTTTCAATTCTGATTCCTGGGCTAAATTCAATATTCTATTAATTAAATCTGTTTGTCTTTCTTGATTTACATTAGCGGAGTTATCGCTAACCAATTGATTAACTCCTTTGTTATCAAATTTTACAGCAAGGAAAGGTGTGGCGTAATACCAGGTATACATTACACCCATTGGTTTAAGAATTTGTTGTAGTGTTAAGTATGTACCTGATAATCCAGTTAAGCCATACAATTCAACTTGATTAATCAAATCATTATATAATGCTGTACCCAGTAGTTTTTCTGTAAAGTCAATCTGACTTCTTTCGATGAAAGGATTTAATAAGAAATCCTGAACATTCCTTTGTATGGTTGTTCCAGAAAATATATCTTCAGTTGTAATTAAGTATGTCATTTTTATTTTTGATTTGAATTGGGTTAAGAAAAGAAATTAGGTGCTGGATTTGTTAATGGAGGTAATTGTTCGTTAGGGTTATTATTTGGAAATGGTGTAGGATTTTGACCATTCTTAAATAGAATAATATCTCCACCTTCCATTGGAGGGAGCCCCATCTCTTTTCTAATTTCGTTTATTGTAACGCTGTTGCCAATAATATTAGAGTCGAACTTGTATTGGTATGGCTGTAAAGTTTTAATTCCTATTTCTTCTCTATCTTGAATCAAGCCATTAATCATTAATAATCTTGCTAATTCATCAAGGATTCTATTTTGATATTCCTTGATGACAATATTGTAAAAATACTCATAACTGGTTGCCAATTGATTTCCAAAACTAATTCCACCAGGAGAAGGTAGACCTGCAACTGCTGGGTTGTTTAAGTGGTGAGAAGATATAATCTTCTGTAAACAAAGATTATTCAAATCAGAATATATATTATTATTGTTATCATTTTTAATTGGAATAAATTCAACTGCTTTATCTTTTGACTCAGCGAATAATGCGATGAACTTACCACTGGATTGAGGTCCGGTAAAATCCCTTTTGATTGCTTGTTTAATTAATTGTCTTTCTTCTTTTGTTGGTACTTCTTTAAAAGAGAATATACCTGAAGGTGACATACCATTACTTATATTTGAATAAACGAATTCGCCCAACATGATTTCAAATTCAATAAACTTATAAGATTTATAATCTGGTTTAGGATAAGTAAAAGTCCCTGGATTATAATCTAATACATAAAGTAATTGATTAGGTTGTTTTTTAGAATTTTCCATGTTGAACTTTGGGATTTTTACCATCTCATTCTTTTTCCATTCAGCCCAGTTAGCATTTAAATAATACCATTCAGGTTTATTATTTTCGGCTGCTTCTTTTCGAATAAGACTTAAATCATAATGTCCAATTTCTGCAATATAATCTCCTTGTTTATTCCAACCAATATCGAAAACAAATCCATTAAATATAATTAAATCTTTAACCAATTTTTTAAATACAGAATTAAGATTAGAATTTTGTACGAATAAATGTAATTCTTTATTATTTTTATCATAATCAAGACCACCGCCATAAGTCATGGCTTGTTTGAGATAGCATAAAGATTGATGGGTAGGTGAATTTTCGTAATACTTAATTAAAGTATTTGGCATTAGATTGTCAGCACCGAAGTTTATCCATTCATTTCTGCCTTTTTGGAAATAGTAATTAGGATCGTAGCTTACTTCTGAATTTAATTTTACTGTAAAAAATTCTAAACCTTGGTGTTTAATTATTTTTGATTCTTGTTTCATTTTTATTTTGGTATAATAATATAAATTAAAATATAGTTTTTAATAGTAATTTTTAATTATATATTGTTTTCATGTGGATATTGAAGATAGGAACAATTGTGTTGGTTGCTGTTACTCCACTCATTTGAGAAGGAAATACACCATTTGAGAATGTCGCTGCAGATGTAAATGTAAAAGCATTAGTAAAGTTTGCGGATGTTGTACCGATGTCAATTCCATTAGCAGATGTTACATTTACTGCAAAGGATGTAGAATTCCAAATTGCAATCCAATACATTCCTGTTGTGTAATTAACTGCCGTATTGGCCGTAAGTGCTTTGATGCCTGTAGGTGATGTTTTTCCGGTTCCATAACTTTGTTTTAGGTTTCCAGGAAATAAACCGTTAGGCGTAAGGTTATCGTAGACGGCTAATGCAAATACCCCTGTACCACCGGTAGTGGTAACATTTATTAACATTTCATCGACAACACAATCTTTACCGCAATACCAGGGGGAGAGAACAATGGAATTCGCAGCCAGCGTACCATTTGCTATACTTCCAAGAATAGGTGTATTCCTATAATATCTTTTTGCTGAATTTGATGGTAAAGTAGATTGTCTATAATTTAGAATATTAAATGGAATTGTATTAGCAGATAGATTTCCATTAATATCCGCAACAACCATTTTGGTATTACCTGTTGAAACAAGATTAGATATTTGAACAGAGGATGCTGATAGAGTATTTAAACTTGTATAACCTGATACAGTTAAATTATTTATTGTTAGAGCAGATACATTAACTGATTGGAATGTTGAAGTCCCGGCTGTATAAGTATTTAATCCATTATTTACTGTTGCTCCACCAGATGTTGTACTTCCAGTGTAAGTTATAGTTAATAAACCTGCTGAATTATTAATCTGGATTCCTGTTCCACCTGATGTTGCAACTTTGTACACATTTCCAGATGAATTCGCATTTAATAAATAAGTTGAAGATGTTGATGGTAAATTTCCAATCTTCAATTTAGGTGTCATTAAAGTATTATTTTCTGTAAGGGTGTATCCTTGTCCACCTATTATTGCAGAATAATCCGCTTGGACATAATTCTGCTTTCCAAATACCAATGAATACTTATTTAAATAATCACCTGTTCCAATTGAATTTAGATAACCTCCTAAAACTATTGAATGGAAAGACCTGATTATTTTATTTGTATATCCACCTAAAATGGTATTATATTTTGATTCAGAGTTTGATACTGAATTATATATTCTATTGCCATAGCCATTTAAAATTGATGAATTATTAGAATTGTATATATATCCACCTCTTCCTGATCCAATAAAAGCATGATTTGAATAATCTTTTATATTATTTTCAAATCCATTAACAATGGCTGAATATTTATTATTATCTATATTTTGATTTGAAAGTCCTCCTAATATATTTGAATAATTAGAATTAATTCCAATACTTGTATTTTTACCAGCAACAATTGAAAAATTTGAATTGGCTGTTGTATAACCATTATTTTGCACCAAAGAAGATGCCACACCACCAATTGCCCAATATTGAGTATAAGTGGGAATAGCCTGTGAGGATAACACACCACTGGTATTTGCAACCACCATTCTTGTTGTTCCGCCTGAAAGATTTCTAACTTGTACAGTTGTTGCAGATAATGTATTTAAACTTGTACTTGCTGATACAGTTAAATTATTAATTGTTAATGCAGAAACATTAACCGATTGAAAAGTAGAAGTCCCGGCTGTATAAGTATTTAATCCATTGTTTACTGAATTTGAAGAAGGAATTGCTTGAGTTGAAAGTAATCCATTAGTAGAAGCAATAACCATTTGACTGGTTGCTCCTGTTAAACTCTTTAATTGTAATTTATCACCAAAGGCTGTATTATGTGTTGAACCTGTGATATAACTTCCAGAAATAATTGAAGAATAATTCGTGGAGTTTAATAAATTGTATTTACCTGCTAAAATTGCAGAATGTCTGGAATATTGAATAGTATTATGGTCACCATTTATTATCACATTTCCGTCAGTACTACCTGTACATAATATTGTATTATAACTTCCATTCAGAATTGTTGAATGTTGGTTATTTATTATATTATTTCTATACCCTCCAAGAACAGTTGAATGGTTTGAACTTCTTATATAATTTCTTGATCCATTATTTATGCTGGCGAAATAAGATGAATATATTTTATTTCTTTTTCCATTTCCAACAGATTGATAATGTGTGGCTCCTGAAATTAAATTAAGAGAACCATTTCCAATAGAATTAAAATTTCCAGAATTTATATTATTATAAGCACCAGTTCCAATTAATGAATAAGCACCTGATCCTAAATTTATAGTGTTATAGTTACCATTAGATATTATACTATACTTATTATAAATCTTATTATTTTTACCTAAAACAACTGAATAGTCATTATTTGATATATTATTATCAGCAGGATAAATTTGTTTAATTCCACCTGCTGTTGTTCCTGAAAATAATGCTGTACCAGTTCCACCTGATGGAATAGCTTGTGTTGATAAATTACCACTTACATCAGCCACCACCATTTGAGTGGTACCACCGGTAAGGTATAAACTTCTAATTTTATTTGTAATTAATAAATTTTCATCCGATGAATTTGTTGTTACATTATTTACATTAATTAATGTTACGCCTGTTGAAGAATTAACAACATTTAGATTACCGTTAAAGATAATTGAATTTTTACCGGCTAAAATATTATTATCATTACCTGAAATTATCGCACAGTTATCAGATGAATTTAGAATAAAAGAATTAAATCCATTAATTACTGTTGATCTTGAACCATGAATTTTTGCTCCATCTCCATTCAAAATAGTATTTAAACCTGGAGTTATACCTGTTATTTTATTTAATTGACCACCCCAAACTGAACTAAGAGGAGAATCTTCTATTCTTGATTGAGTTGCACCAACGATTGAATTAAATTGAACAAGACTTGTATTCGCAGTTGTTGTTATATTATTTGTTCCGATTAAGGTTGAATAATTAACACCGTATGTTTTATTGGATGATCCTTGGATTAATGCTAAAGAGGAGTTGTATGTTCTATTTTCTGTACCATTTAATATTGAATTATAATTTCCATTAAAAATCCAGTTAGAAAATCCATTATGTATATTATTAACACCTGCATTTGTTGTGTGATTATTTGCACCATTAATCGTATTTAAGCCGTAACAATTATAAAGCAATTGAAATATTCCAAAATAATTACCGATTGAATAGTTTTGTTTACCTGATATTTTAGAGAAAGATGTATAACCTGAATTATACAACCCATCAACATTTGTATAAGTCCCATTTATTCTATTTGTTTTACCAAATATTTTAGAAAAATTACTACTTGGATTAATTATATTATTATATCCACCTGCAGAAGAATAATCTGAAGTTGAATTAATTAAATTATTTTTACCTCCAAAAATTGAAGAAAATGTTGAAAGTCCAGATGATGATTTTGATAAAACAACTGCATTATTTGCTGCTAAATTTGAATCAGATGCAGGTAATATTGAAATTAAACTTTCTGAACCTGTTCCTCCACTAACGTATAATTGAGTAAAACTCCCTGTGCCTCCTGTGAGTAATTGTGATAATGGTGTAGAACCAGAATAAAAAGTTGTGGCTGATATTGAATTTACAATAATGTTATCATTAAGATGAATACCAACTGTATCACCTGACTGGACATAATTTATCGAAATATTTGTATCACCCGATAAACCTCTAAACTCTGCAATTCTATTTTGAACAGATGAAAATACATAACCAGGTCCGTTGCCGATATTTGTTATGCCAGAAATAGGTACAACTGCATTAATTACTGTCACCAATGCAGTATTACCAGTCACCAATCTAAGTGAATCATTAGATGGTGGTGTATAATTAATAACAGGTTTATCGACTTTTCTAAATGCCATTTATTTTATATTTTTTATAAAAAATATTTAATTAAAGTTTTCTAACAAGCCACCAAATAATAGTTGAATTATCTGATGCAGATGTTGAATTTATCACAAGACTACCTGCTCCACTCGCACCAGAATCAACATAAAGAAATCCAGGAGTTCCGCTTATGGTTTGGTGTTGGATAAAAACAAAACTGGTGGAATTACTTACCCATAAATCGTTTGGAATTGTAACTGTTCCTGAAGACAATGTTGCTTGACCCATGACATTATTTGATGCGCCAACTTGCTGAAAAACAAATGTACCGTTCATAGCAACGACTGAATTACCAATTATACAATTTGAATGTGCTGTTGATGCTGTATAGTTGGTTCCTGTTGCGATAGCATTAGTTGTACCACTTAAATAAACACCTGAACCAGCCATAATTGATCTGGTTGCTGATGAATTAAGAATATTACTTTGACCAGCGACTATTGAATAACTGCCTAATGCTTGATTACTTGTTTGATTTATTTTAATGGATTTTGTTCCTGTGTCACCTGTTACACGACCAATAATTTCAGAAGTCACATCCATGTGATTATTTGTTTTGGTAACCAAATTTGAAACCAAATCTGTATTTATATCTACTTGAGTTAATTGTATTGCCATTTTATTATTTTTATTTTTTTATTTGAATTAGGATAAAGGACATGATGCTAAAGGTAAAAGTTCACAATTCGCTGAAATATAAAGAGGGTAAGTAATTAAATTTTCACAATTACATTCAAAAACCTGTTCAAGTGCAATATAATTATAAGCATAAGTTGCATCTATATTTCTCATTTGGTATTTACCTTTACTTTCAAATAGAATTCGATAATCAGATGTTCCATCAATTGTTGAAGTTTGGGCTTTATATTCTTTTCTGATGCATCCTGTATCTTCACCGATAATCCACCACTTATCATTATTATCAAGAACTGCAATTACAGATGGAGAATTAATTAATCGTTGTAAAACTCCTCTTTTTGTTGCATCTAATTTTAAAAAAGTTGCATCTACATTTTTTATAAAGGCTTCTTTTTGACCGGAAACTTCTAAATTTTCAAATGTATTTAAAAAAGTTTTGGTAATTTGAAATTCATACCATTGTATATATCCATTACCAGTTGCTAAATTTTGAACAGTTGAAAGTTCAGCATCTGTTGTTAAAAAATAATAATCTGTTATCCAACTTTTATTTGTTATAAATAATCTTTTTATTCCTCCAAGAGAATATTCTTTGCATTTATTTATACCCGAATTAATTATACATGCCATCGTATTGTTATAAATAATAAATCAAAAAAACATTAAACAAAAAAAAGAGTGACATCATGTGTATATCATGACACCACCCTTTTTTAAACACTAATTATATATTTAAATTAAACGAAGATTTAATTAAACAACAATTGTACCGCTGTAAACAAATGCAGCCTCAGTCTGTAAACCTGCAAGGGTTACAGAAATTGCTGCTGGTTCTGTTTCGCTATTACCTGAATTCGCACTTGCAACAGTTGCTTCAAGCCCGTTCACTTTGCCTAAAATTACATACTGTCCAGTTCTATCCTTTACCAGAGCTATCATTGTAGCTAAGGAAAGTTCATCCATCGCATCAAGTGCTGCTTGATTTTTAGAATTGATTGAGAAATTCACAGAGTGATTTCTTGATTTCATAGAAGAATTGATAACCAATTCGTCAATGTATCCGCCAGAATTCTTTTCTGGAACGAATTTGAACCATTTAGCCTGGGTTGCACCAGTTGTCCAAGTTGTAGCACCGGAAGTAATAGTAGAAATTTCTTCCCAGTTTGTTAAATATACTTCTGAAATACCACCAACAAGGTAACCACAAGATTTAGATATAGATGATTGAATTAAGCAAGCCATGTTTTTATGTTTTTATTTTTTAAGAGTTAAATTTTTGTTTTTTTAATAAGGAGGATTATGTTTCAAACCCTCCTTTATGTGTTTATTTATTAAGGACGGAACCAAGCCACCTCATTAGTGTATCCGATTTGAACACCGTATTTGTAACGAGCAACCATTCTGACGTTCATACTTCCATCTATAGGAGTCATGTCGATTGTTTGGATATTGTTTTCATCACCTAAAAGGTCAGTTCCCACGAAAAAGTTTTCTGGGTCACCAGCGATAATGTGATTATCAGGAATACCAGGAGATGCAAGGACATTGTAACCCATGAAATTCAAAGAGCGAGTTCCATTTGTGTAAGTTTCAACCGACTTATTTGCTTGTGCCAATTGGTAGTATGCAGCAGTGTTTGGACTTACATAGAAAGTCAATCTTGGATTTCTTGCTTTAGAAGGAACCTTCAAATAAGTAAGAGTTAATGCACTTACAACATTAGAATCAGTGATTGTAAATCCTGCTTGTGTTGCTGGGCTTCCTGCATTCAAAGTATATATAAATCCATTGAAAGAAGAATAACCAGTAGTGGTTGAACCAGAATAAGCATTTGGTAAGTTACCAGACCAAATATTAAATTCCAATGCTTCAGAAATCTTCATCATCATAGAATTAATAATGTAAGATGTGAAATCACTTGGAAGGTCCGTGTTCATTGCTCCTGGACGCATTTGGTCAGCTACCCAATAATTCTCAAGTGTTGATTTACAGATCGTTTGATTTGTCATCAATTTTGTGGGTTCTAAAATTACCTCAGAAAGGGTTAGAGTACCCTGGCTGGAATAATCACATGCGTCTGCCTGAACCAAATTTGTCCAATCAGCCTTACGAACATTCATTTTATATTTTATGTCCGGCATAACTGTTACACCATTTCCTTTTACAGTTGGTGATTCGAAAATTGCAGCAGAAATCATTGAAGATGATGCTTTACCTGCGTAGTTTGTACTTAAAGATATTGCCATTTTATTTTATATTTTTTTTAATTTTTGATTTAATAAATTAAATCCATTAAAGTATAAATAAATTATACTGTTGGATTTTTACTTGGTTTCAATTAATTTAGAAAGTTTTGTTATATAATATTCGTTTTTATTTGAAGATTCAGTAATATTTGAAGGTAAAACTTCAGGTTGTTTAACTGCTCTCTTCATTTTTTTATGCAGTTCAATTTGATTAACCAGTTCAGCATTTTCTGCTTTCAATTTTTCTAATTCTGTTTTTGAATTTTCGTTTTCAACTTTAACTTTTTCAAGTTCAGATTTAAGAACTTCAATTAATTCAGAATTTAATTTTGAAAGATTTTCATCTGCTTTTTCTTCAGACTTATTATCTTCAACCGGCTCAGTTTTCATTTCTGGTGCTTTTACGTCAACAAGAATTCCACTTGCAACTGTGATGATTGTTCCATCTTCTAATTCGTAGTCACCATCTGCAGGAATTTCTCCGTTTATATTAACTTCCATCGTATCTGAATCAATTGTTACTGCTTCACCAGTTATTAGTTTAAATTCGTAAATTTCAAACATTGATTTTTCATCTTCTTTATTTGAATCTTTTGATAAGAATTTTAAAATTTGTGAAAAGATATTTTTTTCCATTTTTATTATATTTTTTAAATTGTATTTTTCTTCAATTGTTATGTAATCGAAATAGGCTTCTATAGAAAACCCATTAAATTCATTTTTGATTTTATTGTATAAATCCTTATTTTGAACATAAACAACACTCATTAATGTACCTGCAGGTAAATCTGTAAATCCGTAATTTATTGCTGTATCAGTTTTTGGGTCTTGAATAATCCACATCTGCTCATCAATAAAATCATCTTTACCGAACACTTGATTTGAATCATGTTCTAAAGTGTAGGAGTTTATTAATCTATTAAATTGGCGTAGACGATTTAGTTTTACAATATCTTCTTTAGTAAAAACAGCATAAAAATATTCACCGGTTTTTTTATCTTTACGTAAAATATCAATTCCTGGAATAAGTACTGGACCGACCAATATTTGTCTGGTTTCGTCTGACTTAAATAAAAGTTTGGCATTTGCTAACTTTTCTTCTGCGGTTGAAAAACAAGAAAAACCAACACCAATGGCTGGATCAGTTACTATACTATTTCTGACAATACCTGGTTTATTCCCAATATTGACAGATTTTCTTTTTAGTTTTTTATTTTCCATGTATAGTTTATAAATAAAAAACTATACAAAAAATTTACTTTTATATATAAATAGAAAAACCCCCGACTTTTAATCGAGGGTTTAACTAAACAAATAAATTAGATTAATTAGGAATTACTACTAATAAATAGTAAGAAAAAAATTAAATTCTTTCTAAAAATATTATTCTTTTTTGGTCAATCATTGATGGGTGACCTGGGTTTTTTACAACAATATTAATTAATGTTGAATCATGGCTTTTCCAGATAATTGTTTTTGATTGGTAAGGAGGATAAAAAATAGAATCATTGTAATTAATATATATATCATCAATTGGAATATAATTTGGAAAATCATAGATTACTCGCCAAGGAAGACCATCTTTAATAACAAAATATATATCGTTTGTTTCTTGCGGTATTATAATAGAAGAATCCGGGCTGTATATTATTTTTGTTTTTATGTGTTTATAGGTTTGTGTTTTTTGAACAGGTACACAATTATCAATAATAGTTATTTCTTCTTTTTTACAAGAATTGAAAATTGGTAAAACTCCAATAATCAAATAGATAAGTAAGTTTCGTGTTTGGATTTTCATAATTTTTTATATTGTAATTTCTAATTTTTTATTAATTTCTTTTATTTCTGATTTAAGTTTATTTAGATTTTCTCGGTGTTTATAAACTTCCTCAAAATTTTCTAAGTTAAATTGTTTTTGATTTAATTTCTCTAATTGACCTTCTAATTCAATTTTTCTTAAACGCATTTCAAATCTGTTCATAGTTTATATTTTAAATTCAATTAATAGTGTTGGTATTTCTAATTCTATTCTTTTTGCTACTGTTTTTAAACCATGTTTATATCTAAGAATATTAAAAAGATCATGTTCGTAATTATTATATAAATTAATCATAAATCTGGGTGATATTTTTATTTTTTTATTTACAGTAATCCATTCCCAATCAAATTTATTTTGAAACTTTTCAAGAAACCTTTCAGATAATTTTTGATTCATACTAATAAAACCCCAATTAACTTTATCCTTAAATTTTATAATAAATTCTTCAGATAGTTTTTGTTTAATACTAATTTCATCCCAATTAACTCTATCATGAAATTTTTCAATAAATTCTTCAGAAAGTTTTTGGTGTCTACTAATAAAACCCCAATCAACTCTTTCATGAAACTTTTCAATGAATCTTTCAGAAAGTTTTTGTTGAATACTAATTTCATCCCAAATAACCTGACTATGAATTTTATCTTGAAATTTTTCAATGAATTTTTCAGAAATATATTGATGTTGGATTAACTTATATAGCACTTCTTCATAAAAATAAAAAGAAATAATATAAGGATCATTAATTAAAAATTCAATAAAATCTAATGGTATTACTTTATGGTTGTTTAAAAGTGAATTATAAAAATTTGAAATTTGAACATGTGTTTTTGTTTTATAATTTTTTTTAAAATATTTTATTTTAAAATCTATATTAATATCATCTTGATTATGACCTTCCCAAGAATGTTCTAAATAATATTGTTTTTTTAGATTTAAGTATTTTTTTATTTCTTTCTTCATTTTTTAATAATCTCCGTTCCAATTTTTAAAAGAATTTTGTTCTTTTGTTTTACTTGTACTTGATACTTTAAAAGTACCGGCAAGATAATGTATATCAATTATATCATCTATGCTTATTTCTTTACAAATTATAACTCCATTATCATCAATTGATTTATTATTATAACACATAATTCTTAATTCAATTAATGAAAAGTTAAAAGTTTTTTTCTCTCCCCAACTATTGTAAGGAAAATTTTTATTTTCCTCTTTTAATTTAATGTAGTCTACAAACTTTTGAAGGTTATCAATGTATTTTGACTTCCATTCTTGATTATTAATATTTTTTAATATCCAGGATTTAATTTGAGTTTTGTTTGCAGGTTTCTTTTTCATTCTAATTTCTATTTTACAAATATATATAAATAAATAGTATAGAAAAAACAAAAAACATAATAATATTAGAAAAATACAATAAGTTATTAAAATAGTACAATTTTAATACATAACACTCCTATGTATTAACAATACATAACTTTCTTATGTATAAAATAATTTAAAAAATATATTGACTTTATAATTTATATTTTTTATATTTATCTAAATAAATAATTTTTTATACTATTTATTGAAGCCATTTACAGGTAGCCTAATTAACTATCCTGGGCAGTCGGAGAAAGTGAGGTTAAGACATTCCCTTGCTTTCTTCGACTTAAAATATAAAAAGTAATGTCATGAATATAAAAAAATGTCAAATGTAAAAGTAAGTTTTTTTAAAAATTGTTTCGGTTATGAAAATCCAAACACAACGAAAATTGATTTAATTTTTGAATTAATTAGAAATGGAGATAATATAAATAATGTATCTCAAGCAAGAATTATAGATAATAAACAAGATAAAGATTATCTTGATCTAAAATTAAATTCAAAAAGTATAACATGGGGATTTGATTTTATTAAAAATAAACCAACCGGTCTTATTTATTTTGATTGTGATTTTTCAAACAATGAAGATATTAAACAAATTAAACATGATTTATTTCAATTTCCATTTATTATTTCTGTCTGGTCTTCTTTTGGCGGAAGAGGAATTGGAGGTATAGCTAAGTGTTCAGTTATTTCTAATCAAATTCTATATAAAGTAGCCTATAAATCCCTGGCTAAATTTTTAAACAATGAATTAGGAATTGGAATTGACAAACATTGTTCTGATATAAAAAGAAGAAATACATTAAGTTTTGATGAAAATATTCTAATAAAGACTGATGTTCAGGAGTTTAATAATTTTAATCTGGATGAAGAAGACAATGAAGAACTGAAGAATAATATTACTTATAATTTAGATAAATATCAATTTGATAGTTCATTATTTTTTGATGTTGAAATTTATGAAAAGTTTAAATCATACTTTGAAAAGGATTTTGACCAGAAGTTTGTTTTGGTAGATAAAATAACCGGTATGCCTATTTTATATAAAAAAGGAATAATTTATGATGATTCAATTCATGATTTAAAAGTTTATTTTGAACAGGATGTAATTTCAAAAATAAAAATTAGAAATGAATTAGCAACGATGGCTATTGCTAATCCAGATGAACATTTTGCTTGTATTAAATTAAAATTGTTAGAAAACACCTATTTTCCACATTTACAAAGAACAAAAAATATAGTTGGAATTTGTATTAATTTTTTAAAAACCAATACTTTAGAAAAAGATAAAATTACAAAAAACCTAATTTATAACTTTTTATATATTTTAAATAAAACAAGATGTACGCTTAAGTATGTAGATTCAAAAAAAGGTGAAAAACCAATTATGTTTCCAATTTCAGATTCTGAAATCAATAAGTTAAGCACTTTTACTTATAATATCTTTAAAAATAATGAAGTTAAAATAATTGTTGATAAATGTAAATCAATTAGATCATCTAATTTTATTAATTTATTTAATGTTTATTCTGGATATAAGGGTAATGATAAAATACAATATAAAATAATCTATGAAATTAATCGTCTAAAAAATCAAAGTCCTGAAAATAAGTTTGAAAAATGTATTTTAGATAATTTTGAAAAGTATCCTGATTTAATGAATAAAGATTATATTGAGATTTTATCTAAAGAACTGAATATCAATATAGATTATGCGAAAAATATATATTATTTGGTTAAAAAAATTAATACAGATAAAAAAAGTATCAAAGTGCAACATTCCTTGCCTTTATTATACAGACAAAGAATCTTACTAATTGATACTTTTTTTAAAAGTGATTTTTTATTATATAAAAATCCTGCTATTTTAAATCCTAAAACAATAACCAAGAATAAAAAAACAATATACCCATCCAGGTTACCAAATGATATAAAAATTAAAAATTTAATTTTAAATTGGAAAGAACAAGGAAAGATTACACAAATTCAAATTGCCGAAAAATTAAATTGTTCAATTATTACAATTAAAAGGAACTGGACTGAAGAAATAAAAAAACTTGTTAAAGATTATAATAATAAATTATAATAACTTTACAAAAAAAATAAAAATTATGGAAATAGAAAATAAATTTGAAAAATGTATTTTTAATAATCTAAAAAAGTATCCTGGTCTAAAAAATAAGTATTATATTGAGATATTATCTAAAGAATTGAATATCAGTATAAATTATGCAAAAAATATATATTATTCAGTTAAAAAAATTAATAAAAAAAAAACAATATACCCATCAAATCTTACAAACAAAATAAATGATGAAGTTTTTGGATGGTCTTCAAAAGAAAAGATAACCCAAAAGAAAATTGCTATAAAATTAAAATGTTCAGATAGATGGATAAAAAAGAATTGGACACCAGAAATTAAACAATTTGTAAAAGATTATAATAATAAATTAAAATGAATATAAAAGAGAAATTAGAGGAAATGTTGTGGTCTTACGAAAGAGATCAATATAGACAACCAAATGGCATTATAATGCATTACAGTGCTTGGTATACACTATGTGAGTATGTTTAATGACATGTCGATCTCCAGGTATATAATAACAATGCAATATAGAGGTATAAATATATATCGTTCTTCAGATATTACAGAGGATCAAATAATAATTTTATAATTTATTTTTTTATTTCTATTTATTTATATATATTTGTAAAATTATGGAAGAAAGAAACCAACAATTTATCTGTAAAAAATGTGGCGATGTTAAAGATTTAGATCAAGAACATCTTAATCATTATCAAAAAAACTATAAACATAAACCTTATAATGAATTCATTATCCAATGTTTAGATTGTGTAGCACAAGCAAAAAAGGAAGTAATGATTAAATTTAAGGCTGAGAATTATGATTATTGGAAAAAATACCAACGAGAATACCAGACCAAAAGAAGAGATAATATATTTACTGTTGCGATTGACCACTTTAAGAAAAATTTATTACGAAATCGAAAATTATTAAATATACCAGAAGAAGTAATTGATCCAAAAACAAATACTTTTGAAAGGGCTTTGATTTATATCGGTGATAGGTCTGTTTTTGAAAGATTCATGAAAAAGCATAATTTTGAAAATTGGGTTCAAGTCAAACACTATTTCAATTCCGACATACAATCATGTTTTAATTATTTCCAAAAAAAATGTAAAATTGAATTTATCTCAAAAAGAGAGATGTTATCAAGACGATCTTTTTTAACCAGACCAGAAATACTTACCAAAGACATCCAAAGTGCTGCCAATGAGTTGGTAAGTGATTATACTGAAGATAACATGGATGTTCGTAGAGTAATTGCAACTTATTTATATTTTATAACAAATTCTCAAATTAAATCTGATGTTGTTAGAAGTTTTTTGCTTGATGAAAAATATATCCAGGCAAGCAGAATGTTTTCAAAAAATAAAATTATGGGTATGTACATGTATACCAGGACTTCAACTTATGCTAAGAATTATTTGATAAAAAAATTCAAAATAACTTCCAAAAATTTTAATGAAAAAAAGGAAGAATCTGTAATGAAGTATATTTTGCAATATCTAATTTCTGTTTTGAAAGACGAGAAAATTGCACTTACTTATTTACCAATTTTTAGAGCAAGTTTTAAAAGTTTAATTTTAAGTTATTTAGAAGGATCAATTGATGATAAAATTTTATACAATAAACAAATTAAATTAAAAAAAGAAACCCCCAAATAAATGGGGGTTTTTAATTTAAATCCTACGAAGATTATCAATTTGAACCTGATTATTATTCTGTTGAATAATATCCTGGATGCTCGCCTGAATATTCACATTTGCCATTCCATCTATAATTGCATTAGTAATTGACTCTGAATCAACATTAGCCTGAACTATAGGCGTAACATTAACTGCTTGTTGACGATTATTATTTGCATTTGTAATAGAATTAATCATGTTTGAATAATTAGGTGTCGAGAAGTTTTCAATTTTTGATAAAATTCCACCGGTCTCTAAATAATTATTTTTTATATTTTTATTTAATGTTGAAGTTGAAGATAAATTACTTTGATTATTATTCAAAATAGAATTATATAATTTACCACCATTTTCGAATTTCGAAACATTATTCAAATCAAATTCATTAATATCAATTTCATTGATTTTATATTTTGATATTTTATTTGAATTTTTACTTAAATTAGAATCAGATTTAAAAATATTTTCGTAAAACTCCAATGAAGACATTTTACCCCCATCTTCAAATTTATAATTTTGATATATATCTTTAAAAAATAAACCTCCATCTTCAAATTCCTTAACAGGTTTAATTGCAGGCGGAATTTGATTGTCTTTAATTGTCTCTTTATTATTTTTAGATAAACTTTGGGAATACTTTTCTAATTTTTCAATATCTGTTGTACGTACAACCATTTTATCATCCATGTAATTAGCGTCTTTATTAATATTATTAATTACACGATAATTATTTTTATTTGCAGTAGATTGGCGGTTAACGATAAATTCTTCTCCTTCTACCTCTGCAACTTTTTGACCAGTCTGCATGTTAATTACAGCAAGTCCACCGGCTGAATGTCGAGGTCCGGATAATTCACCACCATTTTCCATAACATCCAATACACCACCTTGTTCGTATTTTGCACTTGCTGCAATACCTAATTGTACTGCTCCCAATACACCAGTAATTACTGCTAAAGGAATAGTTGTAGGTGGTCCAGGGTCTTGTGCAAGAGCCTTCATTACAGCCACAGTTGTACTTAAGATAATCTGAGCCATGTTATTTGCTTTTTGTAAATTAAATCTCTTTCTTGCAAGAGCATCTAATTCAGCAGCTCGCTCTTCCTCTGCTTTTGCTGCTTCTTTTTTTGCAAGTTGTTCTTTTTTTAATGCATCTAATTTTGCTTTTTCTGCTTTTTGATTTTTTTCTTGTTCTGCAGCGATAAGTTTAAGTAAAAATTCTGCTCTTGCTCCCCTTGCTGTCTTTAACTGATTTTCATAATCATTAATTTTTGAAATAGAATCATTTGCAATTTGTGCCTGTTGGTCGTAAAACTCCTGTGTTCTCTCAATTTCTTCTTCATACTTATCTGCAATACCATCATAATATTCATCAACAACTTCCATTTGTTGTTCCAATGATTGAATTTGTAAATCATTTATTGCAGCATACAAATCTACTGATGCCTGTAGCGTGTCAAAAATTAATTGTGCGTACTTATCATAAAATTCTTTAAATGTTAATTCAACTTTTTTATTATTATCTTCAACTTTTTTCTCTAATTTTACAATAAATCCATCAATATCAGATAACACACCATTTAATTCATTTTTTAATTCAGATTCATTATTAGGATTTAATTTAATTAACTCTTCAAATATTCTTTGGAGTTCTGCTTTCTTTTTATTGAGATCATCAATTGTTTTTTGAACCGGTTCAGATAAAGTTAATTTTAATTGTTCTTTTAAATCATTGTTTAAAAACAATTTAAAATTTAAATTTTCTCCATTATTAAATTTATCTTGTAGACCATCCAAATTAGCATCAACAATATTTTGTATGTTATCGAAACTTTCTGTAAAATTTCCTTCAACATTTTTTAATAAATTTGATGTCTCATTAATTTTTTCTGTAAAAGTCTTTAAGACTGCTGATTGAACAACTGTTTGGTTGTCGAATGTATCAGTTACTTTTTTATTAACTTCAGATAATGATTTATCTGTGTTAATTAAAGAATTAACAAATTGATTAAGACTATCTGTACTTTCTGTAGAAAACCCTTTTAATTGAAATTCAGTATCTAATTCTTCTTTAATTGAAGAAATGGATTTTTTTAATTCTAATTGATAAGATAGGAATTCTACGAAGTTTTGATTTAGTATTCCGTCTGTTATATTAAAATTCTTTGATAATTTATCTAAATCAAATAAGAAATATTCTTCAGGAGTTAAATCCACCAAACCATTTTTGGTTTTTTCACGAACATCAATAACTTCATTAGAATAATTTTGAATTGAAGTTATATTTGATTTAAATATTTTATCAAATACTTGTGTTTGAAAATTAACAGGTAAATCAAATTCAAAAGCAGAAGATATATCAAATTTTAAATTTGATAATTTATCTTCAATGTTTTTAATTGTTGAATCAATTTTTATTTCTTCAACACCTTCTAACTTTAATCTTATTTTTAATTCATCTTTTATTTTACTTTGAAAATCCAATAAAGATACTCTTGCCTGGATTAGTGGTTCGGCAAGGTTTTTAATTATATTTTCTTTTTTATTTTTTAACTCAAAATCAAAATTATCTAATGAATTAATTAATAAATCAAACGCTTTATCGAAGTCACCTGCATCAACCGCAATTTTTAATTTATCTTTATTAACAGATTGTTCAAGTTCATTATATAATCTAAAAAATTCATCATTGAAGTTTTTTAATTCAAGATAATTTTGAAATATTTCAAGACCAACTTTCTTTAATTCTTCTGATAATTTTATTTTTTCTTGTTCTTTTAAAACTTCTAATTTTTTATTTTCTTCAGCGGTTTGAGCATTAATTAATTTTACACCAAATTGTTTTTTAATATTAATATCATTTTCTATTTTTGCATTTTCTAAATTTAAATCATTTCTCTTTTGATTTAATTTATTTTGCTCTAAAATTGTGTCATTAATAATTTTTTCATTATCATTAATAGATTGTTGGTTAATTTGTCTAATTTCAGAATCTTTTTCTTTTGCATTTAAATCTCTTAAATCATTATTTGCTTTAGTTAATTTACTAATCAATGCATCATACTCAGAAATTTGATTACCAGCATTAGTAATTGCTGTATTATTGTATGTAATAAGTTGTTGTTGTAAAGCAATCTCTGCTTTTAAAATTTCTGTTCTTTTATTTGCAATTTGTTGTGCAGTTGCTCCATTTATTTCCAATAATTTTAACTCTTCATTTAATTGTTGAATTCTGGCATCTGCACCTATTTGATTAAATTTAGAATTTGTCTCTACATTTTGATTTAATTCTTCATACTTATCAGAAACATTATTTATTTCTTGTTCAATTAATTTAAAAGATGATGCTAAATTTTCAGCATTTTCTTTTTGAGCATCTTTCCAATTTTTATACAATGCAATAACTGTTGTAATAGCCCCGATAACTGCAAGAAAAGGTAAAGCACGTAAAGCAACATTAAATGCCTGAGTAGCAAAGGTTGCACCTTTAGTTGCTGTGGAAGATGCGGTTGTTGCAATTGTACCTGCATTCGTTGCAGTATTTGCAGCCTTTTGTGCCCCAGCCAACTCTTTAATTGTTTCCGCTTGTTTAGCTGCAGGAGCAGAATTATGTGCAACATCATTAAGTTTGGAATTGGAATCCAATAAATCACCTATTGCACCTAACCCTTCTTTTACATTATCTAAAATTGAAGTATCAACACCAAATAATTTTAATGCATCGGATAATCCCTTAAATCCTTTCTCACCAGCGAATGTTAACTTATCAACTTTCTCTGTTGTTGAATCTAAATTTTTACCAACATTTACAACGCTATCTGATGATAATTTATCCAGATTTGCATCAAAATTATTTACAGAATTACCCGCTGAATCAAATTTCTCACCAGTTTGAGTTATCTCTGTATTTATATTTTCAATACCATCAACTGAAAATGTATTTTCACTCATGTCCAGGCTGGACACTGAATCACCAAGATTATTTATTTCTTCACCAAGGATTTTTATATCTTTGGTTGATTGCTCAACTCCATTAATTTTAATGGAATATATTATTTTTCTTTCTGCCATGTCTATATATAAATATTAATTGGTGAATTTTTTGATGATGCTTAATTTTGAAGGTTTTGTTGAAAAAACATTATAATTCTTAATTGAATTTAAAAAATAAGATTGCCCATTTAATGATAATGGAACATTGGTCTGCATCTTTTCAAAATATTCAGGAGTTAACTTCGCATCTAAATTTAATATATACGAATCACCAATCTCTGAATAAAATCTTTCAAAATAATTTGTATATAATCCATTTTCTCCATCATAAGCCAAAGATAATTTACCTTCAGTCTCATTTTTGAATTCAGAAGTTAAAATCTTGGAGTTGTACCCTCCAACTTGTGTAAAAATGGTAACCCCAGATAGATTAGCATACTCACCAGTTAATTTTAACAATCTTGGTGTGTAAGCAAAACTCCATGTTATACCTGATAGTTCAGAATTTGAAAAAGACTCTTCATTTGAAATAGAAGGTAAAGAAATTGTTGATGCGGATACATTAAACCCAGGTGTAATAAGATCAAAATCTCTCATTTTTGTTGCAGAAAATAAAAGTTGTATTGTTTTTTCACCTTCATTATACACATTATCGGAAGTTATCTGCAAATTACCATAACTTAAATCTTGTTTAAGTAATGCATCTGTGTTATCATTTGACCATTTGAAATATATATTTTTTGGTAATTTGATCGGCTCAGTATCTGGCTCGAAAAAATTATTATCAAAAATATCATCAATTTCAATTTGAAAATCGTTTGACAAGAAGTATGAATTATAAGGTTCAAAATAAATTGTATTATCCGAATAATCACAATGAATATAACAGTGATAGCGATTTAAAAAACTCTTAACATAATCCAATTGACCTATATCAGGTAGATTATTTGTAATATTTAAATTAATATCATCGTTTTTTGATGAAAAAAATTCAATTTGAACTGAACTGGCTGAAAAACCAGTACTTATTTCATCAGCAATTCCTGTACCACCAAATGTTGCAGTACTTCCAGACGAATAAGCCGGTCCGAACATACCAACCTTAATTGAAAATCCAGATGGAATTAAAATATCACGAAATTCAAATCTTGATGTGCCTTCTACTTTTATATCATAATATTCAAATGGACTGCTCCATCCAGAATATAATGTATAAGCATTAGTTCCTGTAACAATAATATTTGCATTATCATCGTATGGTTGAAAAAATGTTGTTGTACCTGTATGAGAAGGAATATAAGCTGCAAGAACCAAATTATTATCAATTGCCAAATCATCAAAATAAGTCTCATAAAACTGCCAACAATATCTTGTTATATTTTCCATGACTTGGTTGGTATAACTCCCATACTCATCGTCAAGATAAATAAATATTCCATCTCTTAAAAAATAAGTTGGAGTATAAGCAGAACTTGCAAGTGCAGGATTTAAAGCAGATGCAAATTGTGTTGAAAAGTCTGTCCTATAAAATCCTCTATTGTAAAACATCCAATCATTAATTACAACATCAAAAGAATACAAATCTGTTACTGGACAATTATATTGTTGTGCTGTAAAAATCCCATTTTGACCAAGAAAAGATTGTGTGACAATATTACCAGCCGGATTATTTGTTATATTAGGAAAATCCAATATAATAAAATCTGTATATTTTAAATTTGTCGCTTCCGCAACAAAATTAATTCTTTCTGAATAATCTGCTAAAGTCGTAGCAGAAAATACCTGTTCAACATTAAAAGCAGAATTATTTGCACTCGCTGCCATGATTTGACCATAATTCCAAGTGTATCTGTCACTGGCCGTAAAAGGCATGTATACTCTTTGGTTTTCTACAACAGAGAATATACTTGAACCAACATTCATACCGATATTTTGAAAAATTCTTTTGATTATTTTTAAGTCATAGACAGAAGGTGGAACATCATCTCCTGCTAAACTGTCCAAAAATATTTGATTGGTGTATGGTGTTTGTTGTGCTGTAAAAAAAGAACCATAACTTATTAGCGGAAATAAAATATCTTGGGTATTATAGTCAATATTATTTATATACCAATTTGCAGAGTATGGAGTTGAACTTCCTGACCAACCATAAAATATTGCACTCCAAGGTGTAACCAAATCATCATTTTTTAAATCACGAAGAGTTTTACCAGATAACTTTTTTGCCCATGCAATGTTATCGCCCATCAAAACACCATTAAAATTATTATTTTCAACAGATAAAATTCTAAAAATACCCTGAAAAGTAACACGACCATCCACATAATATTCAGCCGTATAATCTAATGTTTTAACAAACTTATCTTGTTTATTTTCTACCTGAACATGCTCGAAAATTATTTTATTGTTCTTTGTTTTTGGTAATTTGATATTCAGCGATATATCACCAACCCTACTTTCTGGATTTTGTAAATCATTAAAATCTCGATTAAGATTAATACTCGATTTAGCGTCTAAATCGACAACTTGATTATTTATATAAAGTCTTTCTTGCATTTCTTTTAAGAATTATTTAATGAATTTTCACCAGAAGACAAAATATATTCAATTTCAACTTTATATAATTGGTCAATTGAATTTAATTTATAATCAAATTTTGTTATGAATATAGATTTAAATAATCCATCTTCATAAAGTCTTACATCTGAAGATTTAAGAATTGTTAATAACCAATCAAAATGTTTTTTGTTTATCCATCTTGTTTTTGCTGTAATTATTTTTTTTACATCAATGTTTATTACTTGGGATAAAATATCTTGTTGAGAAGGAGTAAAACTCAACGCTATTCTGAATGTTTCAAAATCACGATCAACTTCCTCCTGGATTTCTCCATTAAAAATAAAAGTTTCCCAAACATTATCTAACCAGACAATTTGTTTTTGATAAGTTGAAGCACAATCTGGTTGAATTTCAAAAGTTCTTATTTCTGAAATTAATGTTCGAGATGAATCAGGAATATCTGAATTATATTTATAAATTCCACAAGTATATCTTCTAACAGTTTGCCCTGCTCCAAAATTTAGATTAGCATAAGATACATCTGTATACCACTGACCACCTAAATCAAAAGCAGTTGTGTTATTTTTTTCATAAGTAAATTGCGTTCCATCCCAATATTCATAAATACCACGAACACACAATGCAAGTGTACCATTACCTTCAATTAACATTCCTAAATATTCTAATTGATTGGTTAATGTTTCTTTTTCTGAGGGTGCTGATGTTAAAAATACTTTATTATCGCCTGAAGTTGTGAATAAATCAAAAGAATAACCAGATAAATTACCTCCAATTAAATAATTTACATAACTATGATTTGCCCATGAAATTTCCGTCTGTCCAACAAGAAATCTTCTGCGAAAATTATTTTCAAATTCATCGTATTTTTCTCCATAAACCAAATATACATTATTATTTGCAGAAGAATCCCTCCAAAATGTGGTTTGTGACACTAATGGTAAATCAGTTGAAAGATAAGGTTCAAGAAAATTTGAAACATTGAAATTATAAACATTATTGGGGTTATAATCTATTTCTACTGAACTTACATAAGTAGAACCAGTTCTATTTATTGTTGAAGCAGATGCATAATATCCCCATGATCCGAAATATATATCAGCCCACACACAATAATCCTTCAATTGTTGTCCACGATTTGTGTCTGTTGCATTTATAACATAATTTTGTGAAATTGCGGATGAAGATGAAGAAAAGTTCATGTTATATCTTGAACCAGGTTGAATTGAACGAATAATAAAGGTTGTTCCTGATTGTACAGCAAAAAATCTGTCTCTGAAATTAAAATCCTCATTCAAAACTGAACAAATACACTCCGCAACTTCAACTGTTGATTTAGATGGAGTTGTATTAATGGAGTAATACTCCATAATTCCAGGTTCATTTTTACTTACCATCTGAAATTGAGGATAGTCAAAATTTGTTCCTCCAGAAAATCCAAAATATTCACCTTCTGCAGTTAAAGAATTAACATTAATTGATAATTCTGAATATTCTACAGTAGAAGTTATCGCTGAAGATTGCAATGTCCAAACAATTGGGTTTTTTACAGCATTAATTACTGGAGGTGAAGAAATAATCGTCACATTATTATTCAAAGAATAAGCATTATAATCAGTTGCACTTGATGCAACCAAATAAATAAAAGGATTTCTGTTAATATTTGACATTTTGTTCGATTATTTTAAGTATGTTTTTGTCGATGACCGGTTCAATTGAATTTAATAATGGTTTTTCAATTCCATTAATTATATTTTTACCGGAAATACCATTTTTATAAATTGAATTCTGTATAGCGTAAGCAATGTTGTTTACATTTTTTGCTGATCTATTATTTTTTTTAACAAATTCAATTAAAAAATTTATTGGGATTTTCTTTGAGAATTTTTTTCTTCCTTTTTGAATATTTTCAGCGTATGAATTAGCATAAATTATTATTCCATCTGAATTTGAATATTGGAGTTGTACAGATTTTATTAAATCTGAATTTTTATCAATTCCTGTCCCAATCCAAGATGATTTAACTAAATTTAATATAAGATTAATTAATTCCTGAATCATACATTAAAAGAGTTTAACAATATACAAGTATTGACAGGAATTGATTGCTCAATCATAAATTCAAGTCGAACTCCAGCATTAAAATCATCTTTAAATCTTGTTAAAGTCATAATATTAACAGATTCATTATTGATCCAATATTGATTGGAATTAGAATAAGCAGAAAATCCTGCATTAGGTAAATCTTTATACGCTTCGATCAAATCTTGACAAATATTAAAACATGAATTTATTTTTTCTTGCTCATCTGTTCTCTCATGTAATACTTGGTCAACAATTGTAACAGATATATTCCACTGAATAGTATTTAATGTAAAATTCGCCTGGATAGGTAATTCAAAAAAACACATAGGATAAACATCACGACCTGTCACAGTATAATCATCAACTTCACCGATATTAACATCAGCAACATTTTTATGCGAATTTGCAACAAGCATCAACATTGTAGTTAATCCTGAATAGGTGTCATAATACGATTGATATATCATTTTTTATTTATATTTCTAATTTATTTTTACTTGCGAGATTCTCGTCTGTAAGGTATGATAATAAGTTAAGGATTTCGAATATTGGTCGTTCAAGGAGTTCATCAAATTTTTGCAAATCTTTATTCGCCAATTCAATAATGATCCTGTACCATCCCCACTTTTTAGAAAGGAGTCCAACTCCTGAGTTTTCTGTTGATAAAGATGCAGAGCCATCGAATA